TAATTCTTAGTTCCATTTACAGTTGTAATATCAACAGTTTCTCTTAGATTCAACCAGTCGTGATATCCCTCTATACTTCTCTTAGCATCATTTACCAATGCAGCTATTGTTTTATGATAAGCAGATATATCAGCACTATCATTAATATTGCCAGACCAATCGATACTGATTGTATCTTCTCTCAGTCTTATTAATACTTGATTTATTAATTCTCTAAATGTCATATGTTATCCTTTAATTATTTTTCCCCATACTGAACCTCTACCTTTTACAATATCTATCACTTCTACTTGAAAATTTCCATTATCAAAAAATGTTACAATTCCAAAAGCATGATTCCAATTATGTAGCCTACCCCTTAACCATGTGTTGTTTTCTGCCGACATATCTTTTAAACAGCCCATTGACCAAGCACTTATATTTCCATCTAATAATCTTGTGGATGAAAACCTTGAAACATCATGTGTGTGTCCGTACATAATGTTAGTGCCATATCTTTCTAAATGCGTTTTAGCATGAGTGGTAGTTGTATACGCTCCATGCGTAAAAGATAACTTACCAATAGTTAAAACCTCATTATACTTATGATACTCATATCCTCTTTTATCCCACTTACACGCATTTCTAAATGTGTACTGGTCAAGATATGGATTCTCTTCTACAAACGCATCAAGCCATTCATCATGGTTTCCTGCAAGAATGTATCTAGTATTGCATTTAGCATTATCTAATGCCTTATCAAACCTATCTATCTGTTTGTTGACAGCCTTAATTTCTTTATCTATTTCTGGTAATTGGTACTCAAGTGGTGGTCTTTTTCGCCTCTTGTACCTATGTCCAGATACAGATTCCCACTCTCCAACATCTCCCAGATTAATAAATATGTCTGGTTTTACAAATTCTATCGCCTTTAATACGACCTTTACTGCACTCTCATCATGTATCGGAAAATGCTGGTCGGGGATTACTATCGCCCTTTTCATGTATTACCTACCTTTTGCTAGTTGTGCTCCAAAGTAGAATTCGATTATCATTGTTGCCCATCTAAATATTTCATCAAACTTCAACATCCCTTCTACGGTCACATATTCTACCACATCTGGGGTAAGTTGAAAACCTAATATACTAGCACCCTTTATAACTGTGGGAACTACTGTAGGTACATCAAAGAACACAGGGGCTACCTGTGTAAATATAACTAAGGCTAATATAGTTAAAATTATAATTCGCCTATTCATTGCAGCCATTGGACTTTCTTTATCTGCTCTATCTCTAGCCATGTTAATAGACTCATTACGAACTTGTAATGATTCAACCATAAGCCTTTGATTATCTGCTGCTGCTTGACTCTTTAAAGCAAATAACTTACCAATAAAACCTAACATTATTGGTGCTACATTTGTTAGAAATGTCATCATGCCATTATCCTCATTGCCTCTAAAATTCCGACCTGTGTAATTATGTACCATCCCAAAGCACCATACACACTCCATTTTATTTGTAGTAAAGAAGTATTAATCTTTTGTATACAGTTATTAGTGTCGTCAATCTTGCTAAACAACTTAGATATTTGTGAACTATGTTTGTCTAATTGCAATTGCATCCTAGTAATCTTCTCTTCCATAGTGTATTTACTTATTTGAGCCAATCGCACTACCTGTTAAGATTGCACCAAAGGCTAAGTGAAATAACCCACCACCCATAAGAGTAAAAGGTGAGTGTTGTCCTGTTAGTTTCTTCATCAACTCCATCTGTACTAATGTGTCCTCTGTTGAATTTATTATGTCCATAAACTGTGAAATGTCTGGTCTATTAAGTCCGTACCATACTGGTACAAATAGAAAGTCGTAAAAACAAATTAACAGATATAGTATTAATGCAGTCCATCGCCACCTAGAGGTACTTCTTTCTATCTCTGTCATACACAGGGAGGCTCACACATAAAGGCATCAACACCTATTACCATCGCTACTATGAAACCTACTAGTACACAAGCTAGAACAATAGCTAAACCTTTAGTCATAATATCTCCTTAGTTGGCAAGTGGGTTATCTAAGGCTCTTTGCAATTTATCACCAAGCCTATTCTCTAGTTCTTTAATCTTTCTATCTGTATCTGTATACAAGGCATCTCTCCTTGCATCAAATCTCTCTCCAGCTACATCAATAGTTTCATCTATCTCATCCTGTGAAGCATTAACCTTATCTTCTAATCTTTCCATAAGTGCTTCTTGTCTAGCTAAGTCATCCTTTAAATCATTCTTAATTGTTCTCGTATAGTCTTTAGCTTGTTCTACTGACTCACTTACACTTACTAATGTTTCTTCTATGACTGCTAGATTCTGTTCTATACCAGTTAAATCTGGTGCTGTATAGGCAGAGATACGCTCCTCCATAGACAAGTACCTTTGATAGACCTCAAAACCACCCCAGAGTCCACCAATTATTGTTCCGAGTAATGGAATTATTAAGAGTAACTTACTACCACCTACCTTAATTCCACCATATTCTACTTCTGCCATTGTAAATCCACTAATTTATTATGTAATATTTCATTGGCTAATCCGTTTCGTAATCCCCTCTGATTGTCTGGTATGTCTTTATCTAAATAAATACCCTCATCTTTATAGAACTCACCATCAACAAGTAACTGAGTATTGTAACTATTGAATCCAGCGTTGAAGTTTAAGAGAGCCAATATAAGACTTTGTAGTTTCTGTTGTTCCTCAAGTGAAGCAGCCTCACCCATTTCTGTCGCAAGATTCTTTAGTTTGTTACTAATAATCTCACGCATCTTATCTCTCTTACTATCTTTCTTCTTCTTTGCTACTAACTTAGGTTCTTCCTTTACGACTTCAACCTTTTCTTCAACATCTCCGTCAGGGCTTGATTCATCTCCTTGTGCCTCTGAATCTGATTCTTCTTCAGTTTCCTCTTCAGTTTCTTCAGCCTCTTGCTCTTCTGATTCTTCTTCAACTACTTCCTCTTGTTCAGGCTCTTCCACCTCTTGTTCTTCTTGAATGGCTTCTTCTTCTGGCTCTTGCTCATCTAGTTCCTCAATAGGCTCTTCCAGTATTTCTTCCATAGGTTCTGGATCTGGTAGAGGTTCAAAAAATTCTTCTAGTTCTGCTTCAAGTTCTTCTATTAATTCCTCTTGGCTAATCTCTTGAAATAAATCTTCCATTTCTGGTATAGATTCTTCAAAGACAGCAACCATTATTGTAAAATCTTCTGGAGGTTCTATGTCTATTACTTGAAAAACCTCTGGCTCTTCCAAGACGAATATAGATTCAAAATCTTCCTCATCATCTTCCCAAATTTCCGGCTCATCTTCCTGAACATATTCATCTATGTAAGCATCATCCCAACCATCACATCCGTAATCATAAAGAGGGTCAAGCTCACATTGTTGATTGTATACATTATCAGCATATACTTGTGGATAGTATAAGCAACTTATATGACTGTCTGGTAATATACTGCATATACTCTCTCCATTTGCTATCTCTACTGGCTCATCTACTTGGCTATTCCAAAAGATTGCTCCACTTGTCGGATGGTTATAGAACCATTGTTCATACTCACCAGCACTTAAATCTCCTACTACTGCTACTGTTACAGCGTGGTTGTTTATTTGTACCTGCTCATAGTTTACAGCTATGTTACCCATTGGGTATATTGTCAGGTCAAATGTATTACTTGTGTTTACATTGTAATACTCTGATAAGTTCTCCCACATATACTTCTGGAATGTGGAATCACCTTGCGTATAAAACTTACCAATTCCTGTATCTATTAAATCTGTATGCCAAGGCATAATGGTATAATTAAATCTTACACCTGATGCTCCGTTTGCAAAATCTTGTCCAGAGCAACACAAACCATCATATATATAACCACTACCAGCGACATCAAGAGGGTCAAGAAACCCCACAACACCGTTACTAAACATAAAACTAGTGACATAACTATTTCCATAAAAAGGAAAAGTAAAGTCAAGAGGTACTTCAACCCAGCCATCGTCTACTATCTGATGCTCAATTATCTCAGGGTCAGATAACGAGGATAGCGAGAAGGATAACGCCAATAATGCCATTAGCCAATTTCTCAAGAAATACTCCTCTATTCATATTAGAAGATTGTTGTTTCTCTGGAATCTTCTTAGGGTTCAATCTCCATTCTGCTGTAGCTTCTTGTCCAATTAATCCCTCACCTGTAGTTGGAGAATATATTGGACATGGAGTTCCAGCGAATTTCATGGCGTCATATACCGATCTCGTTTGGCACATCAAAGCAACTGCTGCGACCTTCATACCCATGTCATACAATACTTTAGCGTTCTTCAATCTCATGCAGTTCTCATCTGTGTAAGCCTGTCCTGTACTGATACCTAGTATCTGTGTCTGTACTGCTCCACTAAC